GTAATAGATAAGGCATTCGTCGTGGCTGTCGCATTAGCTGACATCGTTATTGTTGTGCCTGTCCCGTAGAGCGTAATACCTGTTGCCGTTGCGGTCGCGGCTTGGGAAATAGTAAGCGAATAAGGACCCGCCCCTGATATAGCCGTCACATACGCCCCCGAAGGAATACCTGTCCCCGCAATTTGGGATCCTACTGGAATCACTACTGGAACATTATCCACTGTGGTATTCGAATGCGTGTTTCCTGTAGTTGTTTGAGTGACATTAGACACATTAACAACACGAGTATTGGCAGGAATACCTGTACCCGAGATTTTATAACCCGGCATAACACCTACAATAGGAAAGTTCCCTGTAACTGTTGGGCTACCAGAGGTTATATCGCCTAATGTCGAGGTGTTCGAAAAGCCAGATACATCAAAAAATCCAAAATATCCATTTGTTCCATTAAATCCCGGATGTGTAGCGGCGATAAAAGACCCTAATACCGCCATAGAGGGTGGGACCCATGTCCCTGTAGAAGATGGTGTTGCTGGTACGTTCGAAGACGTAATACCTTGAACTGTAAGGAATGTATTTGAAGTTATATTATAAACAAAAGGTTCGTCATACCCTGAATTACGGGAGCTAGCTATAAAACCATAAACAAAACCATTGATAGTCAAAGCTTGCGAAACAACCCCGGGGGAAGAGAAACCTGAGAAATTGGATATGACATTCATCGCTGGTCGGCATTGAAACGCTGAGGGGGTAGATGGATCTGGTATAAGGTTCTGTAAAGACCCCATGCCACCGGGGATTATATTCATACCATCCCAGCTATCAACCACTCCGCGGGGCTTAAATTTAGTCGGTTGAGCATTGCGTAAGGGCATATATTCTCCTTACAAAGGCATAGATTTGGTATTCCTCTGACTTCCGCCAGATCGAAACGCCCGTGGGTCGAGCTTCACTTGACGGACATAATTCTCACGATCGTCTTCACCCATTGTTAAGAACTTGCTTAATAGCTTTTCACAATCATCAAGAAATTTATCTCGCCTTGTGTCATCCGAGATCATCATAAGCTCACCAGAAAGCCTTGTTATAAGGTAAAGCTGATTAGGAAACCAAGGTATTGTCGCACTCGTTTCTGGTGTTGTAATTACTGGTTGTTGTGGCAAATATCTCATATAAAACCCCACTGCCAACGGAGGTGCAGGATACACAAGAACTGTACGCGGAGATTTAGACACGTCCACACATAAAAACTCAGGATACGAGCTACCAGTTATACCTTGGAATAACCCATCGTACTGTTCAATCGGGAGCTGTGTAATAGGGCGAGGTGCCCCGTTTACTATATACCAAGAGTTTAAAGATCGCTCATGATCGGCGGGTAACGCATACCCATACGGTTGGTTATAGCTATCAAGAGGTTGAGCCTGTGTACAGTCAATAAATGTCTTTTTCCGTGAGAAAGCAAAATCATTAACTTGCCAAAGCTCTTCCAAAATAGTGTTTAGAAGCTGTCCAGCGAAAGAAACGTACCCCGGCACTTTTGCAATCTGGCAAGCCAGCGCGACTATTTGTGCCGAGGTATACGCCATTACTTACTCCGCTTCTTTTTCCAATTCAGCTAAAGCTTTTTTATCCGCTTCAAGTTTTGCTTCGTTGCGACGGATATTACTTACCATAGCTTCTCTTTGATTACGCTCAGTTTGGCTTTGTGGCTTCTTACCAGCTGTTTCGTCCATCTGGGCAAGATCACCAATCATAGAGGCTACAATGACTTCACCTTGGGCGATTGTGTCCCTCTTTGCTTCGATCTTGTGTTTAGCCGCGAGCCGTTTCGTAACCGCCAACAACTTATCAAACTCTTGACCCATATCCTCTTTGCTCGCATTAAGCGAAAGGTTTCCTGTGATCGTTAGCTGTTGGTTATCGTTAAGACCTGTCACCAACTGGAAAACATATCCAACGACTTCTTGCTTGGGGGAAGTGTGTTCACTCATATTTTTCTCCGATGTTAGAGGCGTTCATTAAAAGACCTTGTTCCACGCTCCGCGATGATATTAGCACCCCCGATTTCTCGTTCGTGCTCCCATGTACGGTGCATTTGGTCTTTTATAGTTTGTGCCTGAGCCTGTGTAAACTTATAACTTACCCCATGATAGTATAAACGACCATCGATGCTTATATACGAAGAATGAGGAGCTAACTTTATCATAACTGGCTCAACATCATCACCTGTTGCGTCTTTTCCCGCGGAGAATAACGCCTTTTGCCGAAGCTTTCGTTTAGTTTCTTCCTTAAACGCTTCTTGTGAAGCTTTCTTTGTTTCCTGTTCGAACTCAGCATTTGCTTCTTCTTCAAGTTGCTTTAATTCTTCCTCTGTAAAAAGGGAAGTATCTGTATAGGTAGTAGATTCAGGTTTACTTTTCAGGGGTTTAGCCATCTTTATCTCCTTTATTAGTTATGAGTCCAAGCACCATTAGCTATTGAGTTTGAAGAGATAAGCAAAGGCCACCCTTTATTGTCAATAGCTACATAATCACCCGGTTGTACAATAAGTATACCACGATTAGGAACATAAAGAAGCCCCATTGAAGAAAAAGCCCCCGGATATATTGGGTTTCCGTTTACAATATCGTTCAAAATACCGTTTGTAATCGTTGCCACGTCGGCGGCTGCAAGACCCCCCTGTGCAAAAGGTAGCGCAGTCAGAGAGTTTGTAGCGTTCGTTCCAAGAGTTTTCGTTGCCATTGGGTACTCCTTTTTTGAAAAAGAACTCGGGGGTTATAACCCCCGAGTAACATCAACTATTAACCTAAGCTAGGGCTAAGGTTAGAAGAGCTTTCAATACGCAAGAAGAAGTTTTGATTTTCAATCAGCGTACCATACATCACCTTCCAGCCTACAATTCGCAACTGGTTTAAAGGATCACTCTTATCGGGATTCTTCAAATATGAAAACTTTGGATCGTCCAACATAACTTGACCATAGGCGTTTTTACCGATGATAAAAGTTGGATATACTGTCACACCTGTTGCAGGAGCCGCAGGAGGTGTACGAGAAGCCCCCAAGCCTGTAATAACAACAGACGAACCCGAAGCAATTTGAACCGCGTTACCAGCTAAAGGACCTGATGTAGGACCTGATGTTGACAATCCCAAATTTACAGGGCTAGTCGTTGTCCCAACATAAACGTTGAAGGTGTACCCTGCTAGTGTAGGAACAGTTACTGAGATCGAACCATTCGGACCTGTTACAGATATACTACCCGAGACCTGATAAATACGTTGTTCATAACCGTTCTGAGCAACAGAACCAGTAACCTGAACGTAATAAGTCCCTGTAGCCAACGTCCCAGAAGTACCTGCTGTACCAGAAACAGCAGCGACACCAACAAAGAACGGAATCATATTCGATCGACAGAAACGAATACCACCCCATTCACCCAATTCGTTGTTATACAAACGATTCAAGTCACCATAAGACCATGCTGTTACAACTGTTTGGTTTTCGCGAACGTCCTGTTCAGGAATCGGATGGATGAGCCCTACATAATGCGAATGTCCCCGCGCGGGGCTAGAAGCTTTATTAGGACGATCAGCGGCGATCTTGGCACTTTCCTCCATTTGTCCCATAAATTGCGGAGCCCCGATAGTATAGAGAGACGCAGCGGCTCGGTTAAACTCATGTGGGTTCAGAACATCACCAGCTACAAGTGAAGCGCGAGCACCACGTGTGTTGACATAATTGATCTGCGTACCAGCCATCAAAGCATTGAAGGTATTACGTTCTAACGTTTCCGCCATCTGCAAGGATACCATTTCAATGGCTTTTTGGAACAACGGATGTTTGATAGTCATATCCGAGACATCCGTGATCGTGATGGTGTCCCCCCATTGTTGAGCAGTCGCCGTAACCTGTGTGAGGTTGAGGGCTTCCCCTACCGGCGCAACACCTTCGGATAATGGCGCAAAGGGTAAATTTACACGATCATAACGAGAGGCTGTGTAAGTTAAACCACGCCCTTTAGGAAGTCGCAACATATCCCCAAACTGATACGCGACTAATTGGCGTTGTGTAAGAGGGAGGGTTTTATCTTGGATATAGTTTTCTACATCCGAGTTGAACGTGGCTTGATAATTTACTGCTGTAGTCATTTAAGGCTCCTCTGGTTAGCGGTCCCTACGAACCGCCGCAGGGGACCTTAAAGTAGAACATTCTCAAGACGATCTTCCGCTGTCTTGCCTCTTCCACCGCGGGGCGCGTCACTTCTTGAAGAAGTTATACGTCCTTGAGTAGTATCCACGCGGGTTTGTGCTTCCTTTCGGATAGAACCCTTACCGCCTGATTTCATTTTCGCTTCCGCGAGTTGTTTTCCTAATAAATAATAATAAATATCATCTCGTGGTGCATTAATCCCCTTGGCTCGCATATCTAATAGGTTTTTTTCTACCTGATCGGCGAGTTTAGCTCTTACTGGGTCATTCTGGGTTTTTGAAAGGAATGTCGCACGATCTGCGCTGTCGATGTTAGCTAACTGAACCTTACGAAGCTCAACTTGAATTGCGTTGATCTTCTTATCGGCCTCATATTGAACCCTTTGTATCGGGTCTAATTGTGCTAAGAGTTCCTCTTCCGCTTTGGCATCTTTCGCAACATTACCATAATGAATAGAGCGTTGAACCTCTTCC